TACGAATTGCTATGAGTAGAGTAAAATTTGTTGCTAAGTCTCCTGATATGATAGACTTTGAAGAGATTGTTTTTCCAGTTACGGAGATTAGACAGATAAAGCCTCACGAATACAGAGGGTTTAATTTTGCTAAATTGATAACTATTTACAATGCTGAATACACGTTAAGGATGACAGCAGAAAAAGCAATAGAGAGGTTAAATAAAAAACTAAAGTAAGTGGATCAGGATCTCAATAATTTGTATGTACAGATTGGCGAACTTGTAAAGAAAGCCGTTATTCTAAATTTTAGAATACAAGGGCACGTTATGACTGGAGATTTAATTGACACGATCAACTACAAAATAGAACAGACAGACATAGGAGGCAGGATAGATTTTTATTTGAATGACTATGGAATGTATCAAAACTATGGAGTAAAGGCCTCAGAGATAAAGAAACCATTTGCAAGGCCAAGAATAGAGGGATTGCAGAGATTTGCCAAATTAAAATTGGGTATTTCTAATGACAAAGAAGCGTTAAGTGTAGCATTTGCCATAGCAAAGAAACATAGTGTAGAGGGAATGCCAACAAATAACAGCAGATCAATGGGGAAAAAGACTGGAGCCATTAACGATGCGATAAAAGATACAGAAAAAGAGGTGGCAGAACTTATAGAAAAAGCAATGGATATATATATTACAATAATGATTTCAAATACACTACAAAAAGTATCATAAATTATGACATACGAACAAGCACAAGAACAAGAAACAACGGCAAACGAGGCATTGGGAGACAATACAGACACAGTAAAGTATGGAATCTTTGCATTTTGGCCTTTCAACTGGGTAAAGAATTGGGATATTGTTATGTACCCCACCAAATATGATACAGAATTTGGTAATGCAGACGATAGCGTAAAGTTAGCGTTTCAAAGAGTATCTGCTCAAACATCTTATAATATTGCTTCCGGTAGTTCTTACGATGAGTGGGTTACCTTATTCGATACCTTAACTGCCAGTGATGAAGAATTAAACAACTATCTAAACGGATAACAATGGACATAATCAAATACGAACTTTCAAAGAACCAATATATCCAGGAGAAGCACGAAAAGAAACAAATCTATTTGCATCATACTGCAGGTAATGGTTCTGCAAAGAATACCATTGACTGGTGGAATAGCAATGTAGACAGAATTGCAACGGCTTACGTTATCGATGCTGACGGAACTATCTTACAAGCCTTTGATGACAAGTATTGGGCGTATCATTTAGGGTTAAAACCTGAAGTGTTTAAGATGTTTGATGCTCCATTCTATTGGTTAGATAAAATCAGTATAGGTATAGAAGTTTGCAACTGGGGTTATTTGACAAAAAAGAAAGATGGGTTTTATAACTATGTCGGAAAGCGTATCAATGACAATGAGGTAACAGAATTGGATAAGCCATTCAAAGGATTTAAGTATTGGCACTCTTATACAGATGCACAGTTGAAAAGTATCAGACAATTGCTTACCTTTTTATGTGATAAATACGGCATTGATGAAACATTCACTAATAGTTTTGACATTGATGCTTCTGCTGTATTTGGATGTCCTGGTATCTATACCCATAACAGTGTAAGAAAAGATAAAAGCGATGTTTACCCACATCCAAAATTAGTTGACATTTTAAACAATCTCTAATGGCAATAATTTACGGTCCAGTATATTTTACTAATTCTATGTATGCTCCTTGTCTATGGGTGACAAAGATAACAAGTGTTAATCCTATTGTCAAAGCCTCACTAACTGCAGTGGTCGATGGGACCTCAACAACAATAGACAAAAGCCCTTTCAAAGTGATGTCAAATGATTACTTCTTTGAATTTGACTTTAGCAGAATATTACAGACACAGAGTCAGCCGAAGCCACAAGCACAAACGAGTATCTTTGGAGCGGATTTTGGTCTACCTTATTTGAGTGCTAATCCTGACATACAAGGGGATTTTTTAGGATTGGTTAAGTATTACGAAGTGGATCCAGTCACTGGTCTTTTGGTTATTGCTCCTGGCACAGATATATTGACAAAAGAATATGCTTTAAGTGGTGCTCCACAGCCATTCAATGAAAATCAAGGTTTCAACAACTACTGTATTTCTTACGCTGGTAATCAACCTGCTTTAGTTACTCATCCATTTGGATTAAGTTACTATAAACCTATCTGCGATACAGAGAATGAGTATATGACATTCTTACCAAAGGATGCCAACTTAAATGCGTTTCAAATCCTTACCTTTGATAGTGGTGGCAACTTGTTAGAGACAGCAGTAAAGAAGTTTAGTGGTAACAATACATTTATCCCTTATACGATTGGTGTTGGTGTCCCAAATCTTACCGGTGTTACTTGGGATAGTGGTGCGATCACTTCCTTTGCCAATGTAAAATACTATACTGTTTCTATGGGTAATTTGTCAATGTCAGGTTATCAGATATCCAGTCAATTGTATGTTTTTGACATCAAAGAATGTTGTACTAAAAACTTGAGATTGCTATGGATGAATAGATTAGGAGGTAGTGAGGCATTCACATTCAAAGTGACAAACATATTCAAGGAGGTAGCAAAGAGCGAAACTGGACAGATACCTGCGAGATGGGATGCATCTTTTTCTTTAGGTCCTTATTTGGCTCCTATCCGTTCTTTTGATAAGGGAAGGTTTAAAATTAATTCAGTAGCGGAAAAGGTGTTTGAGGTAGAAAGTGAATACTATCTTCCAGAGGTGGGTTATTGGTTAATGGAATTGTTATCCAGTCCTGAAGTATATATGGAGTGGCACGATCCAATGAAGCAGTATTTTAATTTCAACATTGAGAGCGGATTTGTGGCAGTCATTGTGGACGATGCTGAATTAATATGGAGTCAGACCAATGAACTTGTAAATGTGAGAGTAACTTTTAGAATGAGTAATTATGTCAATTTACAACAGAACTAATGGCACGAATAGAGATATACATTGATGGTATAAAAGCGGATTTGCCTGAAAAGGATTTGAACTTGAATTTGACCTTTGCGTTGAAGGATAGAAACGGCATTGCGATCAATAGTGGGAGCAGGAGTGAGTATAGTTTTGACTTACCTGCGACAAAGCAAAATGACTATATCTTCTCCAGGTTTCACGATGTTGGAGAGGTAACATTTAGTAAGCAGGATTTACTCCCTGCTATTATCATTGTCGATGGTTTACCATTCTTTGAGGGCAAAGCACAAGTGAGAAGTGTAACAACACAGCAGGATAGGTTTTACTGGAAGGGATTGTCTTACAAGGTGTCGTTCTATGGTAACAATGTGGATTGGGTAGCGGATTTGAAAAACAAGTATATCTATGAACTTGACTTTGGGAATATAACACTTGGAACAACTGCTAACTACTTAAATTATTTAAATAGTTATCCTGCTTCTACTTTTTGTACATTGCCAATGAAGTTTCAAGATTGGGATGTTCCAGGACAAATAGATCCGTATAAAGAATTTTATCCTGCTTTGTTCATAAGAGGGATAGTAGATAAAGCATACAGTGCAATAGGATATACAGTCATTTCTAATTTCTTAGACACTCAATGGTTTAAAGGATTGACACTACCTATTCCTTTTGATATAACAAGAGGTATTGTAAGTGAAGAATTGTCAAACAATTACATAAACTTTACTTGTCTGGAGCCATTAAATCCAACGATGTATTCAATACCTCCACCAGTAGGCCCTGCTCCAGTTACTCCCATACCAATCAGTACCTATACCAATCCAGTATTGACTACTCCTTGGAACCCAGCAACATATATTTACACTGTTCCAGTTGATGGTTATTACATAGTTTCATCTTACTTAAAGGTTACTATTGGAGTGCCAGGAGACCAATTCATTATATGGGGTGGAGTTTGTACTGGAGTAAATTACCTTACTCCTGTTCCTGGTACGGAATATCAATTTGGTGGTATCTATGCTGGGGGTAATGTTAATGTGGATATAATAAATGAGTCACCAGTTCAATTCTATACAGCAGGGACACAGTTGTCGCAATACTTATTAAACTTGGGAGATCCAAGTGTTCTTTATAGTTATGGATTTACTGTTATAGGTGAGTTATTGATATCAGATCCCACAACAATAGATTTGAAATACTTCATTAACACACAATGGAAGCAGTTGGATTTAATCAAAGGATTGGCTCACTTATTCAATCTTACTTTTGAGACAAATGTAGCATTGAAGACAGTAACTATTGAACCTGCTGACAATTATGTTTACACTTATCCTGGTGCCAATAACATCGAACAAGGTTTCTATAATAAGACATTTAGTGACCTTACCAGAAAGGTTGACTTGAATGTAAAAGGTGAATTGTTTAACATTGATGACTTTGAAAGAAGTATTCAGTTTATCTACAAAGAAGATAGTAATGATCCAACAGTTGAAGCACTTAACCAGGGACAAAATGTCCCTATGGCGGGAGCACAATTTAACTTTCCAGTCACCAGGTTAAAAGATGGATTACAAGACATTGAAAATCCTTTCTTTTCTCCAACATTGTTTCTTTTAAGTAATGATGTAACTGATGGCACAAGCCAAACAAGGTTTTATGTTCCATTTATATGGCCAGAGAATTATTTGGAGACACCAACAGCAACACAAGGCAATTATGATGTTGCCCCAAGAATATTATATCACAATGGTTTTTTATCTCCAACTCCACAAGCCCCACAAATAATCATTAAAAATCCATTTGGAGGCGGTACATTGGTAGTCAATGCTGTTGAGGTGTTTATGCAAAATTACAATACACCAGGCATACATCAATCACTTGTGTTTGGCAGCGAAACAATCAATGGTGTTTATGTCAAAGGATTATTGGAGAGATTTTATCTGGCTGAAATGATCAGGAGAATGTATGGTAAGCAGATGGAAGTGTATATGTTCTGGGATGTCCTTATGCTTAATAATTTGACCTTTAGAAACACTGTACAGATACACGGAGACAATTACATCCTAAACGAGATAAACTCCTTTAGCGTAGTAAATCAGAGAAGCACAAAGACCTATCTCACATACGATGCGAAAGGCGATGGAACAGAAGTAAACAATATTGAGAACACAGCAATTTTAACAAAATACATACCATAATGGCACAAGTAATAGGTTTTAGTATCAACATTGAGGGGATTAAATCTATATCTCAACTAAACGCAGAAATCAAAGAGACAAAGAAAGCCTTTGAAGATGCGGAAACCGCTGCGGAACGATTAGAAATAAGTGAGAAGTTAGGTAAGTTAGTAGCGGAACAGAAAGCAGTTAAGAAAGCACAGGATGACATAAACAAATCCTTTTTAGAGACAACTGGAGCCATTAGGCCTTATGATGCTTTGAGTGCCAAGTTGAACAAGTTAAGAAAGGATTACAAAGACTTGGCAGTAAGTAACCAGGCGAATACGGAAGAGGGGAAAAAACTATTGTCACAGATTCAAGACCTGGATAAACAATTGAAAGGTATCGATGCTTCAGTTGGTCAATATCAAAGGGAAGTTGGTAATTATTCCAATAAGATACAAGAAGCAGCAGGAGCACTTGGGCCATTTGGACAAGCGGCAGGTAAAGCCATTGGATTAGTTCAAGGTTTGGGTGTAGCATTTAAGTTTTTATTAGGTCCTATTGGATTAGTGATTACTGCCATTGGAGCCATTGTCGGATCTGTTCAGGCATTCTTTAAATCAAGTGAGGAAGGTCAAGACAGTTTAGCGAGATTTGGTGCTGTATTCAATGCTGTTTTTAAAACAATACAAGACACTGTTGGTGTTATCGGTGGTGCTATTATCAAAACTATTGAAGCCATTGGATCAGGGATAAATAATGTTTTAACTGCTGTCGGATTAGCAGATAATACTTTGGTAAAAAATGCCAATAAGGCTCTTGATTTAGCAAATAGAGTGGATGAACTGGAAGCGAGACAAAGAAAGAACTTAGTAGCAAATGCTAAAAGAGAGAAAGAAATAGCAGAAGCCAAAGACAAGGCAGCACAAAAGGATAAGTTTAGTGCCCAAGAAAGATTGGCAGCATTAGACAAAGCCATACAACTTGAAAAGGATATTCTTGCCGAAAATACAAAGATTGCCAAAGAAAAATTATCAATTGAGAAAGCACAGAATGCTTTAGGTAAAAGAACGGAGGAGCAGAAGCAAAGAGAGGCAGAACTTGAGGCAGATTTGATAAGACAACAAACGGCATACTTTGAAGGAACAAAGAGATTACAACAAGGTAGGGTTTCTGCCTTAAACGAAATCGAAGCAGAACAAAAAGCAAAAGAGGAGGAGGCAAGAAAGAGATTCCAAGAAATCCAAAAGGAGCGTAAAAAGTTCCAGGAGGATGAGGCCAAGTTCCAACAAGAAGCCATCAAGAAAAATGCTGACATCATTCAACAGACAAATAAGATTACAACGGACCTTATTGCCAATGAATACGAAAAGAGGAGAGTAATTGCCCAAAAGTCAGAGGAGGCAGATATTAAGGCATTGAATGATGGTTTAGCAGAACAAAAGAAAGTTAACCAGGAGCGAATTAAAGAGGCAGAAAAGTTATATGGAGCGACATCTAAAGAAGCACAAAAGGTAAGAACAAAAGTAGAGACAGAAGAGAAGCAAACTGCTGAACAAATTGAGGCATATAAGGTAGAGAGAGCCAAACAAACGGCTAAAGAATTGGAGCAAGTCAAGAAAGACCAACTCCAAAAGGAGAAGGAGATGCAAATTAAGGCCTTTGAGGACCAAATGTCATTGGAGAAAGCGACAGCGGATGCTCTATTGATGCAAAAGCAACTTGAATATCAACAACAAAGAGCCTTACTCGATGCGAATAAGAAGGAAGATGCTGCTAAAATATTGGAACTGGACAAGAAATTGGCACAAGACCAGTATTACATCACACAAAATAGGTTGAAAGATGAACAAGAACAGATTGAAAACCAACTAAAGAACAATACACAACTTACACAACAAGAGCAGGAAGTTCTAAAGAACAGATTGGTGGCATTAAAGACAGAAGAGGCTACTAACTTTGCAAATGCTGAACAAAAAAAGAGAGATGCTTCTAAGGCAACGACTGACCAGGTGATAATCGATGCTCAAAAACAAGCGGAAGCACTAAACAAAACAATACAACAAGTTGGATCTTATACAAAGATGGGTCTTGAGGCCATTGGTTCTTTCATAGACAGTGCTAACCAAGCACAGATGCAAAAGTTCGATGAGGACTTACAGAAGTCAACAGAAAGACAGTCAATGTTGGAAGAGGAATTACAAAACTCTACTGGATTACAAGCACAGTATATACAACAACAGATTGATCAGGAATTGGCATCACAAAAGAAGTTAGCAAAGGAAAAAGAGAAGTTGGAGAAAGATGCGAAAGCACAAAAGAAAGCACTTGCTATTATCGATTCAATTATCAATACGGCCCTTGCGATTTCATCTGCGAATACTTTGCCTCCTCCTGCCAATGTCCCTGCTATGATTGCGGCAGGTATTGCTGGAGCCATTCAAACGGCAATGATTGCGGCACAACCTTTAGCGACTGGTGGTGTGGTCGGAAAGCCTGGCACTGATATAGTTCAATTCGCCGGTGGTGGAAAGGTAACGAGTAGAGGGAATATAAAACCACTATCCAATGGTGATAATGTACTTGCGACATTGAAGACCGGAGAAGTGGTATTGAACCAACAGCAACAAAATAGGATAGGGTATCAGACACTAAAGAAAGCGAGAATACCAGGATTTGCCAATGGTGGAATGGTAGGTGCTCCCACTACATTGATACAATCTTCCAATGCTATGATTAGTGAGGGAATGTTACAAAATCAAATGTTACAGGATGCTGTAATGAGTGCTAACAATAGGATAGACAGATTACAAGTGGTTTATACATCCTCTACTGATTACGATGTAAGACAAGGTAGAAGCGACAGAGAGAGTATTATCACGAATGCGACATTCTAAATAAAAATGGGGTAAAGGAAACCACTCCCTTACCCCTAACCAATAAAACCAAATTATGAGCGATAAATATACTAAAAAAATAAAATATCCAAAATAAATTTATGTATATAAGAGAAATTCCTGAAGAGCACAGAGCGGAAATTATTGAAATTGTCAATCGTAACAAAGGGTCATTGATTCGCTTTGGCCATTTAGACCTGGTTAAACTATTCACTTATTACTATCGGTACATTGGTAACCTTAGAGCCAACAAAGATTTAAGGCAGACTGTAATGTTAGAAATGCAATGCGGAAAGTGTGTCGGTAGAGTACAATCTTATTTTGTTGCGAAAGTTAAAGAATGGCAATGATCAACCAGTCGAAAGTAAATAAAGAATTCTGTAATCTTCTCAATGAAAATGTCAAAGAGTATTGTGATGTGAGTAAAAGAGAAGTGACACCAGAGACATTAATCGAATACTTAGTTACTCACAATGTGATTAGGCAGTCAATGATCAATCGTTATATGGTCATTAAATTGTACCCTGAATACTTAGAGGAATACGGAAGTAAAATGAGAGCGGTTAAGGAATTATCGAGGACTTTACCCATTCACGAAAACGGAGTGTATTCCATTTTAGCGAATCACTATTTCTACTTTACTAAAAACAAAATGAAGTTTCCGTAAAAGAAATATAAAAAAAAGTTTTAAAAAGTTTTGATAAATACAAAAAGGGTTTTATCTTTGATACTATCAATGACGAACAGATATTTTTAAAACTAATAAAACCAAAAATTATGGAATTCACTTTCAAAAACCACAACGTAAAAATCAACTCTTTTTTCTATCAGCCTAATTGCTCACAGACTGGCTTAAAAGAATCTTACCTTTCTGACGATCTTACCATTACTGATGCTGATGGCAACGATGCGTATAATTTCGATGCTAATTTTTCTGATGCTGAATTCACAGAATTTATGTCTAAGATTGAAGAGACTATAAGATATTATTTGCACTATTATTACTAAACAAAATAGAAAGACGCAAAAAACTTGAGATGTAGTTTCCTTACCTCGTTAGAGATGGGTTTTATAAGTCTCAATTACCAGGTGGCGGAATATCATTTTATTGATGTCAACGAAATGATTTGGTAGACGCTAAAAGGGATAAGGAGAAGTTACTGGAGGACAATCCCAAGTCAAGTAACATTATTCATATAGGTTCGAATCCTATCCTGGTATCTAAATTTTTTAACCATTTAAAAACCATTTTTATGAGATCAATTATTTTAACCGCACTTCTTGTATTAGGCTCACTTATCCTTATGGGCCAATCTAACGAAAAATTGTATTGTGTTCAAATTATGAGCACTAGAAACCCTCAAATGTTCGAGTATGACAAAGATGTCATTGACACTGTTTACTTGGAAAGAAAGGTCATCAATGATGTTACCTGGTATAGACTGATGGTTGTCGCTTACAACGAAGCAGACCAGGGGATGTTGCACACTTACTACTCCAAGAAGTATGGCAAGTGCCTGATGGAGATCAGAGATTATAACTGTCTTTTTGTATGGCAGATGTTAGATAGAAAAATAATTTACTAATATAATTTGTGGGGCGTTTCCCGTAATTGACCTGTGGTAGGAATAACATGTAAAAATGTTGGGACTTGCATTGGTTCGAATCCAATCCCCCACAATTTTTTAACTAATAAAACATAGAACAATGACACAAGTAAAAAAAGAACAGAAATTTAAAAGAGGAAATTTAGTACACATTGCTAAAGATTTGGGTTCAAGGATGAGCCATTTCTATAATGATGTAGATGCAATAATTGTAGGAAGTTACGCTGACCTATATGGAGGAAGCAATACAGAAAGTTATATGGTAATGTTTGTTGAAACTGGTGCTAGGGGCTGTTGGTACGAAGAACATCAATTAACATTAATAAATGAAGGAGGAAAACATTTGTTTCAAGAAGCATATAAAAACATAGAACAATGACACCGGTAGAAAAAGCGAAAGATTTGATTAATCAGTATTTGCACTTAACATTAAATGTTGAATCAGATAAAGACATTAATATTTTTACTGCAAAAGAATGTTCATTAATTGCAGTTGATGAAATTCTAAAGGTAGCCTTTTATTCTACAGATAAAATCTATAATTACTACATAGAAGTAAAACAAGAAATAGAAAGGCTATAACGGTTTGCCGCTTGCTGTCAGTGGCGGCTTAAATGCACTGACTTTCGTTTAACCACAAAATTTAATAAAATGCAAGAAACTAACAATTTACCACAAACCCCGCCATTGCAGCAAATGGCTGTTAGGCGAAGTGCTTATGCTGTCATTCCAGATGCTGAACGACTTGATATAGGTAGTAATACGATAATCGCAGTTTTTCAACACAGACATCAAGCCGAAGAATGGGCTAAAAGTATGTGGGAAAAGTTCTATTTGATTGAAGAGGTGGAGTCTCCGCATTTCGCCTAACACAAAAGTAGGCGAAGTTTATTTCGCTTACTGACTGTTATCCGCAGTTTTAATTGCGGTATCTGAAACTAAAATAAGAATTTTATATTTTACTTAAATACGTTAAACTAAAATAAGATGGAAGAAAAACAAATTAGTGCCGTAGAATGGTTATTTGATAACTTAGATTTAAGTGGTGGAAGTGAAGCGTTTAAAACACTTGAACAAGCCAAAGAAATGGAGAAAGAGCAGATTGTTGAGGCTTATGATGCAGGATTATTTGATGGAACAATGGATGATGTGAACGATAGAATGCATAAACAATACTACAACGAAACCTATGGAAGCAAAGATTAAAGTATGTGTTGATCCTGGATGCGAGGCTGTCTATCATAACTGTCATACTAAACCATCGTATTGTTTTGATTGTGGTGGCAGAATAATGGAAATTAATCAAGACACTTACACAAAGAAATTTAGTAACAACTGGTTCCAATATGATTATGAAACCAAAGAATATTATAAACCAATTATTCCGCAATTAAAATTAGATTTATAAAATGGCATCAATAAAAAATTATCTATATATAATTAAATCAGAACCAACTAATTTTGTTTTTTCATGGACAGAAAATGGTCCACATTGTAAATATTGGGAAGACAAAGAACGCCATGAATTAAATAAAAATAAAATTCGTGAAACTGTAAACATTTATGGTGAATTCTCTAAAGAAGCAAATGAAGTTAGAAAATTACTTATAGAAGAAAAAATTAAAAATTGTGATGAGTATTGTCCACACACACCAATGTATAAATATGGCATTACAAATAATATAAAACAAAGATTGTATTATTTAAAAAAAGAGTATAATGTAAAAAATATTGAAATAATTTATCTAAAAAAATATGATGATGCCAAATATTTTGAAGATCGCATAAAATATCCAATGTATATGGGGACAAGAGATCAATGGTTTTTAGATAATTGTAAAAAAGAATGGTTTGGTGAAGAAGAGTCATATATTGGAGGTATTAGAACATTAGACCATGTTTTAGAAATTATTAATGAGTTTAATGAAAATTTTCCACAAAAAATAATAAGGAATTCTAAATGTATTGTAAGTGAAGAATTAAAAGCAAAATATAAATTTTTATAAATGGAAGCAAATAAACTACGATACATTGTTATGGCTCTGGACACTAAAAGTAAGGAGCACGATGGGAAAGCATATGCCTCTTACGATGAAGCAAGGGAATTCGCCAGAGATTATCTCGATGACAAATACTGCGATAAAATTGTGATTGGAATGTTTTATCTTTCCAACGACAAAGACATAATGATCACTAACATTGAAACATTTGGTTTCACTGGAGACAATAAAAACTTTAATCAATCAAAACTATTCTAAATGATTTCACATCAGTTCACAGACTTCTTATTCTTACTTGGCGAAGATTCCATTGATTTGTTCAATTACTTCAATGCAAACAAATTACACGGCCTTTGCAGAAAGGATTGCGAAAAGAAAACAGATACAAAGTACAGTGCTTTCATTGCAGGGATGTGCAACGAGATCCCAAATAGTGATAACAAAATGTACATCTTTATTAATTCCAAAAGACTGGGAAATGGACACAAGGATATTACTCTTATCTTCCACGAGGCAATGCACTTAGCGTTCTGGAAGTATAACTACGACATAAGCAAAGAGGAGGAAATGATAACGTATGCAGAACTAACTACCAGTTTAATCCATAGGCTATTAAAATTAAATCTATGTAGTATTGAATTGTAACAAATATTTATTATTTTTATTTCACAAACCAAAAACCACTATTATGTTAAAAACAGTTATTAAGAATTTAGACAAGTTTGACAATGATTTAAAAATTATTGTTGTTAGAGCCTACATTGAAGGGTATCAAAAAGCACTTGAAACTTTAGAAGGTAACAGTGATATTGTCATTGATGCTGCTGACGAATATTTTGATAAGATTCAAGACTTTAAAGTCATAAAATTAGAACTTGATGACGATATAAGACCTATCATTTGAGATTTTCATTAGTTTTTTAGACGTTAGTAATTTAGATTAGGGGCCTCTACCATTCGGTAGGGGTTTTTTTATTTGTACCCATTGTCAAGTATTAACTTTACTTTTGTCCTATTAAAGTCAATACATAACTTTACTTTATGGGTAAGACTTCAATACAAAATAATCATAACTTTTTAAACATTTTGTAACATAATTTTACTGCCAAATAATCTTATGGCAGAACAATCCTATACAGACTATCCTAAAGCAGCATCCGAGAATGCACAAAGAGCACTTAACTGGGCAGAAGAGAATGGATGGGGAACTTGTCTTGAGGCAACTGGCAAACAAAGAGCCAATCAATTAGCAAAGAGAGAACCGATTTCAAGAGAAACGATCTCCAGAATGGCATCTTTTAAAAGACATCAGCAACATAAAGATGTTCCGTATAGCGAAGGGTGTGGTGGTTTGGCTTGGGATGCTTGGGGTGGTACTGAAGGGATAGAATGGGCTATAAGAAAGTTGAAACAAATCGATAATCAAAATCCTAACGCAATGATTGAAGCAAATATATTAGGAGTAATTGAGCCATCAAGTGCTAATACACGAGATGCTATTAATAGTGCTTTACTGGAGGCATCAGGACAACCAGTGGTTTTAAATATTTCAAGTGAGGGTGGCGATGTATTCGAAGGTTTGTCTATGGCGGACCTTATATCTTCTTATCCTGGTGAAGTTACTGCTAAAGGTATTGGCATTGTTGCTTCCATTGCTACTGTTGTTATGTTGGCTGCGGACAAATCTCTTATGAGTAAGAATGGATTCTTTATGATTCATAACTGCTGGGGAATGTCTATGGGTAATAAGGAAGAGATGCAGAAAATGATTGACTTGTATGAGAAGGTAGACGAACAGATGTTGAACATCTATGTCGCTAAGATTAAGAATTCAGGTAAGTTAGTCGATGGTGATATAAAGAAGACTAAGAAAATGGTCGCAGAAATGATGACAGCAGAAACTTGGATGACTGCACAAGAGGCTTTAAACTATGGCTTTATTGATGGTTATATTGAAGAACAGCCTAAAGACAAGAAATTGGAAACTTTGGCTTTCGCTTCATTAAGACCTGACTCTATTAATAAATTTAAAAACATTCCAAAAAAAGTGAAACTTATGAACGAAAACAAATCACTCGTTGAAAAGATAGCCTTAGCATTAGGTCTTTCTGTAAGAGCAGAAGAGATTGAAATCGAAAAGGAAATTTCTTTAGGAGAGGAGAAGAAAAACGAAGAACTTGACGATATGGACAAAGTCGTTGAGGAGAAAGACAAAATGATCGAGGAACTTACCAAAAGATTAGCAGAATTAGAAACCAAAATGGGTGCTATGACTGAACAAATCGAAGGTATGACCAAAGAAAAAGAGGAGGTTATGGCTAACGCTTTAGCAAAGACTGTAAGCGGTAAAGTTGAAAACAACTCTCCCAAAGTTAAATCACTTCAACACGAACAAATCCACGCTGCTGGACAATTCGTAATGAAACAAATTCTTAAACGCTAATTATTCACAATTAAAATCTAAAAAAAATGCCTTACAATTTAGATAATAACTTCGTAAATGGTGCTACTGAAAGTATATACATTGCACCAACAAACCCTACTGCCAATCCTGGTAATGCTGAAACTTTGAAAACTCAAGGTGACTGTTGCTCAACTCCTTTCACATTTGTTGTGGGTTTGGAAGTTGATGGCACTGACTTAGTTGCGACAATCACTTCTCCTTCTGCTGGATTGAGATACATCAAAGTAACTGTTACTGACGGACTTGGTAACTTCGCTTCCAGAGTAGACACTACTTCTCCATTTGGTCCTATCACTGTTGATGCTTCAGGCTTAACATTTGGTGGAACTTGGCAAGTGGCTATCACTGCTGAAGAAGAAGGTGAAACTTTTGTTACTTGTGCTTGTATGATGACAGTAAATGCTACCATTTTGGGAACAAATGGTTCAACTGCTGAAATCGACACTACATTCACTCCTCCTGCTCTTTAATCTTATTTAATCACTTACAAAATCATAATTAAAAATATGGCAACTGTAGAAAGCGGACAATTCGCAATAAACTTAATCGGTTCACAAGCACAGGAACTTTTGCTAAAACCGATATTCTTTGACGCTAATGTTGAAGAAATCTTTGACACTATGGTATTAGTAAACAAGAAGCAAAATCTTGCTTATGCTGACACTATGGTTAACTTACTTCAAAACACAAACACTTGTGGATGGACTCCAAAAGGTAACTTTGCAATCTTTGACAGATGTATCGAGACTGAATTGGTAAAGGCTAATGTTGAACTTTGCTACGATGAATTCGCTGACACTGTTTACAAGCAATTGATGAAGAAAGGTACTGCTATGGATGACCTTGCAGGTACTATCTTTATGGACCTATTACTTGAGAGAATGGTTCAAGGTGTTAAGAAAGATGTTCTTTTGGGTGCATTCTTTGGAGACAAGGCTTCCAACAACACAGATGTAAACTTTGTTGACGGTATGTGGTCTGTTTACATTCCTCAATTGGTTGGTGCTAATATGATCCCTTACATCAACTCTAACTCTGGTACACCTTTGACTGCAGGTGATGGTATTGATTTATTGAACGCTGTTTACGAAAACGCTTCTAACGTACTTCAAGCAACTCCTGAAGGATCAAAAGTATTCTTAGTTTCTGCTAATGTTTACAGACAATATTTGAAAGACCTACAAAATGCAGGTGTATCTTCAAATATGCACTTAGAACTACAAATAAATGGTGCTTCTGCTTTATCATTCAATGGTATTGAAGTGAAGCCTATGTACGATTGGCAAGGTTATGCTCAGGCATATCAAGGTGTTTCTGATGCTAACTATGTTCTTTATACAGAAAGAAAGAACTTGGTGTTAGGAACTGACATCAACAACTTCCAAAATCAATTCGATGCTTGGTTTGACAAAACTGAAGATAAATTGAAAGCAAAAATCAAATTCTATCTTGGTTTCAACTACAAGTTCAATGAATTGATGGCTGTTGCGTACTAAAATTTTTTCACAAAATAAAAAACATATAATATGTCTTGCTTAACAAATGGTTTATCACTTTCCTGCTCCACATCTTGTGCTGGTGGTTTGGATAAGTTCTACCTGGCAAGTATTGACGATGTCGCTTCCCTTACTTTTGTTAGTGGGGAAGTAACTGTCATTACTATGGTGGGTGCTGCTTCTTTCTATGAATTCACTCCATACCAGGAGACTGGATCTTGGACTGAAACATTAGAGAGAACAAACTGTAACACAGTTATCAATCAAACTTTGGTTGGCACTTTCCCTTGTCACTCACAAGATACGAGAGATGCTATTGCAGAACTTCAGGCTTGTTGTTGTGGTTTTGTAGTTATCCACGTTGAGAATGGTGGTGGCAGATGGATTTGGGGTACTACAAATTCTTTAACTAATGCTGGTATTGGTTTTCCTGCTCAATTGACAAATGTTGAGACTACAACTGGTACTGCTATCAATGATCAGAACCAAGCAACTGTAACAATTACAGCAAGAACTACAATCCAAGCCTACCCATTGGCAACTGCGACTGTAATTCCTTAATATTTCTCTTGGATTTCTATACATTAAAGGGGTGCTATTAGCAATAGTGGCATCCCTTTTCAAAATTTAAAAACTATGTTTAAAGTTAAAGAGTCATTTTTGAATAATACAGCATATTGTGCTAAATTCAAGGTAGTATTAAAAGATGCAACACAAGAACAATTGGAACATCTTTATCACTTAGGAGTCGATTATATTACCACAACCAAAAAAGTAAAAAACAAGCAGTATGACAACGCCAAGACAACAGAAGAGAGTCAAGACACAACGCAAAAATACACAGATTTCACAGAACTCGGTCCCGAATGTTAATGCCTATACAACTGTTCAGTTAGGCCTGGCTCCTTTCCTTGCAGATGACATATTTGCAGAACCTACAAAAAGGTTTTTAGACCAATCTGTAATTGAATATATTCCTTTTCAGACTTATGACTTATGGGCACTGGATAGAATTCAAGCCATTTGTAATAATTCAAGCACAACTGCCTCTATCATTCAACAAAAAGTATCTTACTTTATGGGTGATGGATATTTTTCTGTTGCTGCTGCGACAATGGATCCTCTCCCATCGATAAGAAAGCAAAAAATCCAAGAACAAAATTTAGATATTGTCGATGAACTTACGTTAAATAACTTTTTAAAACAAGTAAATGCTGAAGGGGAAAACATTGATGAACTTACGAATAAAATTATTACAGATTTCAATAACTTTGGCAATGCTTTTATCGAGATTTGTAAGATAAAAGTAGGCAATACAAGAAAATATCAATTAAGACTTTTACCCATCACCTGGTGTAGACCTAAAAAAGCAGGAAGGTATCAGTTAAATCCAACTCATATAGGTGTTACAAGTGAATTTGAACAGCCCTGGTATATAACCCCTGAAGCACCAATCGACTATCCTATCTTTCCAAAATTCGAAGTAATTGACGGTGTAGAAAAATCAATCTTCCATCTAAAGAATTATGATAGTACATTGATGTATTGGGGGTTACCTGAATGGGTTGCTGCTAAAATATGGGCAGAAATAGAATACAGAATCCCTAAATTTAACCAATCCAAGTTTGAAAATGGTTTCACTCCTTCTGCTATCGTTAATTTATATGGCTCAACAAATCAAGAAGAGGCTCAAGAATTAGTCGCTGCAATGAAATCCTGCTTTACTGGTACTGGTAACAATAGCAAAATGTTTATCCAGGCATTAAGAGATGAGACATATAAAGCAGATGTACAGATATTGTCTAATCAAAACGAAGGCGAATTCTTGCAATTACAGAAAATGGCACAAGAGGCCATAGTGAGTGCTCATAGGTGGACTGTTGCTTTGACTGGATTAAGACAGCCTGGTAGTTTAGGAAGTAATCAAATGATACGTTCTGAATTCGAGATCGTTTATAATACTGTTATCAGACCAATGCAAAGGATGTTCTTGGGTAAGTTTTTAAACCCAGTTATTCAGGATGCAGGTATTTGGTTGGGTAACAATTGGACAAACATTGCTTTGGATATTGCTAAACCTACTCCAGTATCATTTATGGCAGATTTGACAATTGATAAGGTATTGACTCAAGACGAACAAAGAGCGGAATTGGGATTTGCTCCATTACAACAAGAACAAAACACAATAGAAGATGCAACTAATTAAACCACAAGAAGTAGTAAATACTGGTATTTATAGAGCGGCTCCAGTAAATGCCAGGTTTGACATCAATCAGATTTCTCCTCACATACAGAGTGCAGAGGAAAGACATTTGATACATCTGTTAGGAAGTGCATTATATAATGATATGGTCGCCAATCAAAACACTTTAGTGAGTAACTACAATCCAGATGCAGGTCCTTTAGTTGACAAGTTTCCAACTGATCCTAACTATGAAACATTGTGGACCTTATACCTATTGAGATTTAATTCATATATCGTTTGGTATGAGGCTTTGCCATTTATTGTAATGAATGTTACAAGCAAAGGTATATTCCAAAACGATAGTGAATTTGCACAGAATGGTGGTATGAGTGCTTTAAAGTTTATGCAGGACACAATGATGCAAAGAATGGAAAATTTAAAAGATATTATCCAGGACTATCTTTGTCAAAATAAAGCCTCTTATCCTTTATTCAATAGTAAGCACTGCCCTTGCAATAGTTGTGGAAGTTGTGAGGATGAGTGTGGATGTGGTAACAATAGTCACTGGTGTAATTGTGGTTCTTATGGTATGTATGGCTTCTGCAGAACTTGTAAAAGACAAAAGAATAATTCAACAAATATAATCTTCTATTAAAATGATCATAGTTAAATTAACCAATGGAAATGTCATCCTAAAGGATGGTTCAGGAAACGTAGTAAAACGCCTTGTAAGCGATTCTTTTATTCAATGGACTTCTGATACTACTGTCGATGTTTATGCGAATAGTGACAAAATTACAACGCTTGTAACTACTGAAATAACTGGCACACAGATAGAACCTGCTGCGGTAGTTCCATTTGCTGGTAATGCTTACGATTTGTTGGATTTATTATCTGACTCTTTTTTTTTTAGGGTAACTGGCGGTGGTGGATCACAGAATCTTACACAAGTTTTAACTGTTGGCAATTCAGCAGGTAATCTCGATATTGTTGATGTCGATAAACTTGGATTCAATACTTCCACAACAGATACGGCAGGTGTTGGTGAATTGGTATGGAATAATACTGATGGCACTTTGGATTTAGGCTTAAAAGGTGGCAATGTTACTTTGCAAGTTGGTTTAGAGAATGTTGTTAGAATAGTAAATAAGAC